ATGGCTGTTAGGCTGAAACATGTTGCACAGACCACCATGGCTAGGCTTTTAGGTTTTCACTCTGCACCAACAAAAACTCAGACTGAGATACAGCGGATTCATACGGGTTTGGGCGTCGAGTTTGGCCAGCCTATAACGGCTGCCAACATTACTTTTGCCTTAAAGCGTGAACCCGTAGCTCACAGGATAGTTTTTGCTGTGGCTCATGATGTTTTCGACAACTGGTTTGAGGTTGAACCGCTTGAGGAAGGTGTTGACCAAGCGAAATTTAACGAGACTGTGCAGAAAGAGTTGCTTCTCCTTAATGCAAAAGATGTCTTCACACAAGCAACGGTTTTCGAGAGGGCTTATGGCTGGTCAATAGTTGTTTTAGGCTACAAGGATAAAGGCATCACGCTAAAGACGCTCGTATCGCAGCCTGAGAAAATCGTTACATTAGAAGCCTACAGTCCTCCCATGATAACAAGTGTTGAAGTTGACAAAAACAAAGAAAGCCCACGTTTCGGCTTGCCAGAAATCTACAAGGTAAAAATAAGTGATACGGAAGAAGTCGAAATTCATTATAGTCGTGTGATTCATTTTGCCACACGCAAGATTGAGCCTGGCTATAAGGGCATAAGCGTGCTAGAGCCTGTCTGGGACGATTTAACGGTTCTACGTAATATTCGTTGGGGTATGGGTCAAACTATGTATCGTTATGGAAGCGGGTTTCCAGTGGTTACGGTTAAAGGCGCTACAGAAGAGCAGATTAAAAAGTACAAGGAAGAGTGGGGTCCTCTAACAGCGCAAACAAGCATGTGGACAGACGAAAACACAACCATCGAGTTTAAAGGCTTAGCTGGCAGAGCCCTAGACCCTGAACCCTACTACACACCAATAATGGAAAACATCAGCGCTGGAACAAGCATTCCCATGGCAATCCTGCGAGGAGCACAAGCAGGCCAATTGGCTGGAAGCGAAGTCAACGAACGCGAATACTTCAAGCTGATCAGCGACTGCCAAAGCCGCTATGAACCCGGCATAATGGAATTAATCGACAGATTGATGGAGACAAAGCAAATTCCAAATGCTCCTTACAAGATTAAATGGTTAGGTGGTTTCGAGATCAATCCGAGGGATCATGCTGCTGCTGAACTTGACAAGGTTCGTGTATTGGAAGTCAAAACTAACTGGATGACAGTGAACGAGATTCGAGAAGAAGAGGGTTTAGAACGGATTCCAGGAGGCGACATAGTCTTAGGCTTGACCAGGACTCAGAGTGGTGGTTTTTCAAGCCCAAACGTAAATGTGCTTAGTAAACGTAAGTGGGAGCTTGAACGAAAATTCGGAAAACCTGTAGATAGACTGTTAGCTGACAAAATCGGTAAGGGTGAAAGTGTTAACAAAATCTGTCGCGACATGGGCATAAGCACCCAGACCTATTACGATTGGGTTGAAGAATACGGACTAAAGTAAGGATATCTGATCATTTTGGTTCGCTGAAATAATATAGCTGCCAACTGTCTGGTTTCTAGCGAGGTGAAAAAGGAAATGGCTAAAACAAGCTTCATGTCTAGGCTGACATTGGGCATTTTCGTTGCCCTAATCCTCTTTGGAGTCACGTTCACATTTACGACTGGCTTGACAACTGCCGTTAACGGAATCGCAACTTTCTATGGTGCTCCAGCCGCGTTTCCGCAGCCTTTCTGGGAACTATTGCTTAGCTTTGCAGTTGCCTTCATACCAATTAGCATCGTTATATGGGATCATCAGGAAGCCACAACAACCGAATCATAAGCAACTCTAAGCCTGAAGTTCTTGGGACGGTGCCACTATGCGAAAATACGGTTTGAACAGCGTTGAAGTTGACAAGCTAACGGTTAGCGAAGACGATCGGATACTTACTGTGCCAGCTGTAATCACGCGAGAAGGCGTCTACGACTATGAAGGCACGCTAGTTTACGAGCCAGCCGAAGAAGTTGAGAAATCAGCCTTCACAGCCGAAAACGCTTGGATTGTCGAAGACCATCCGCCAGAAATAATTTTGTCTAGTCCAAGGCTTATTCGTGGCACTGTTCGCAACCCCAAGTTTGAAAAGGACCGCATAAAAGCTGACCTAGTGTTTTTTAAAGACCGTTGTAGCCCAAAATATTTGGCAGATATAAAGAGCGGTAAGGTTCAAAGCGTTAGCATAGGCTTCTTTTGGGAGTGTTTACCAGAGTCTGGTGAGTGGAAGGGCAAGCACTACGACTATGTTAAACGTGACATTCTCATCGACCATGTAGCCGTTGGAGACTGGCAGGGAAGATGTAGCTATCCAGCATGTGGAATAGGTGTGGACACACTAAGAGGAGCAGATCCTTACCCGAATGAGCATAGTTGCAGACTTAGAAACCCAGATACGCTTGATATTGTCGGTAGCGGAACCAGAGAACATGATGGCAAAACCTACCGCGTGATTTATGGCAAGCCAAAAGGAGAGAAAGATGCGGGTTCAGTTGAGCAGGCTTACCGCTATCCAGTAGAGAATTGGAGTGAAGACCAAGCCCGTAACCACTGTCAAGAGCATGATGGAACTTTTGAGCCAGCAACAAAGGAGGAAGGCGATAGAGCGAATGAAAATCAGAGTGAAGAAGAGGGGGAAAGAGAAGAGCTACATGAAGCTGCAAAACGGAGAGAAGAGAAATACGGCATAAAATTCCGTGAAGGCGAAGGACACTTAACACCGCCTGAAGGCTACCCAACAAACGAAGACGACTATGCAGACCCAGTCAACTACAAGTATCCACTTGTGCCAGAAGACCGCTGCAAAAATGCATTAGCCCGTTGGAGTGCATTTAGAGAAGAGTATGAGCAGTCGGAGAGGAATGTTATTTATGAGCGCATTGTGCGACGTGCACTACAGTATGGTATAGCTTTAAACTATGACCAAGAGTTGCCAGAAGCTAGAGCTCTGCCTGCGAATGTGAAGGAAAAACTTCAAGGCTTTGAGGCTGCAGATGCAATAATCGCTAGGGTTAAGGCTTTGGTCGCTCAGCTAAAGGTTGCTTTCTAGAAAATAAGAACTTAAGTCAGAAGAAGCAGCTCCTCTTTGCCTATAGAAAATCCAAAATTGAAATTTGGTGACTTCTCAAATCTGAGCTGTATCGAGAAAGATAAAGACGATCAAGGATAGAATTGAAAGAGTTAATGGTCCACCATACATAGCTATATTGGCAAATGTCTCAGAACCACGCCAATCTCGTCCAAGTCCAACAACTCTCCAACAACCAGCCATAACTATGATGAAGATGATTAGGACAAAAAACATAATCATTGATTTATTGAAATTGCTATGATCTATTATAATAGCATATACTATACCAATTGTGAACATTGTCCAATTAAAAGTACCTGTCTTTATTTTAGGAGCTTTGAAGAATAACTCGTCACCCTTGAGGTCAGGATCACTAATCTTGTTGAAAACTATAGCTAGGGAAGCAAAAATCAGTTCTAAAACATATTTTCCTATAGGTGTTAAAAAGACAGATTCAAGTATACCCATAGTCTTCAACTCTAAGGGATTTCTTCTGTCTGTTATAAATTTCTTTCTGGTTGAAACTGAGTTCTAGAAAACTACACCATTTTGATTAGGTGAAATCTTTGTCCATTAAAATTTTGGTTAGTCAAAATGTAAAGTCCATATAGATTTTGATTAATTGAAATCCACTGAAATAATATCACCTGTTGTAGGCTTGTTTTCAGGATGAAAAATGTCTCAGCAAAAACAAGAAGAAAATGTTGAGGCTTTCAAGGCTAAAAATGCAGACCTAGAAAAGTGCAATGTTGAATTGGACACTGAAAACCAGAAGCTACGTCAAACTCTAGACGAGGCAAGCAAAGTATTGAAGGTTTATGTGGACCGTGAGAAAGAGGTCACAATCAAAGTCATCATGGAGAAGGCTAACTGGAGCAAAGACGAGCTTGACAAGATGGATCTTCCTCAGCTTAAGCTAGTTGAGAAGGCTACTGATAGTGCGAAGGGCACAGTGAAGAACATAAGAAGCGCTGGTGCAGAAGCAAGCGAAGGCGAAGGCAAGCTAACTGTAGGTTGCCTATATCATAAGGAGTGATTGAGTTATGCCATTCGTTAGACCAACAAACAAGATTTTAGTCGGTGGAACACCCCTTGTCGAGGAGCTTGTAACAGAAGGCACTACGGTGAAGCCTGGACGCTTCGTTATCAAAGGAACTGGTGATCATCAAGTCCAACTAGCGGGGCTTAGCGCCGAAAACGTGATCGGAGTAGTTGACTATGACGCTAAACGCCCAATCACAGACGCTTATCCAAACAATTACCCCGTCAAAGTTTTGAAGGGCAACATTGTCGTAGTGTTAACTCTCAAGGCGGGAAACACCGTTGCAAAAGGCGCCAAGATACAGTCTGAAGCTAGCGGATTATGCAAACCGCTTCCAAACACGGAGAATTACCAGAGGCTCACTGGCTATGCAGAAGAAAGCGTTGACGCTTCTGCAGCGGACAAGCCAGTTATGGTGAAGTTGGTGATTTAGAAATGGATCCGTTGCATCTTGTTGGAAGAGCACAGGCGCCTCTTGTGGAAGAGGAATGGAAGCAACTTGATGAAGCTGTAGTCCGAGCTGTTCAACCCGTGCTTGTGGGCAGACGCGTCTTGCCAGTGAAAGCATTGGCAGGTATCGGCGTCATGAGTGTCAGCTGGGATGAATTGACTGAGATGAGTGCAGCCTTAATCAGCATGTACGGAGAGACTCCAGGTGAAGATGTAGTGCTTTACACGCGCAAATCGCTGATCGTGCCAATCTTGCACAAGGACTTCAGGATTTCAATGAGAGACCTAGAATCTTCCAGACGCTTCGGAACAACTCTTGACGCAGCGAACGCTGAAAGCGCAGCTCTTGTAGTTGCCCAAAAAGAAGACCGCCTTATACTTAATGGTCAAATCACGGGCGAGCCAATGCTTGGTATAGAAGGGTTAACAACTGCTACTGGAAGACAGACACAAGCAAGCGGTGGAGCATGGGCAACAAGCCCGAATGCTTTGAGTGATGTTCGTGCAGCAGCTAAGAAACTCCTAGAAAAGTATTATCCTCCGCCATACGATTTGATACTGCAACCCAGCGCCTTCATGGATGCACATACACTAATCGCTAACACCGGGATAAGTCAGCTGGAGAAAATGAAAGAACTCATCGGCGGACAAGTGTACGTTTCTAGTCAGCTCAAGGCTTCTGGCGGCACAACAAACAGTGTTATCCTCATGAAGTCGGGAGCTGAAAACGCAGACGTATGCGTGGCTCAAGACTTGAAGACATTCTACATGCAAGCGCTAGACCTTTCACACCACTTCAAAGTCTATGAGGCTGTTGTTCCCAGAATTAAAAGACCTACAGCAATCTGCGAGATAACAGGCATCACTTAGGTGACTTTGAAATGCCAAAGTTTAGGGTGCGCAAGGTTTCAGTGTTCGGTTACCAAAACAAGGACTATGCGCCTGGCGACATCGTGGAGCTACCTGAAAGTTATTCTGGTCTTGACTTTCTAGAACCTATTGTTGAAGAGCCAAAAGAAACAGAGAAACCTAAAAGAAGACAAACGGTAGGAGCCTGAAAAAGCCCTTATTTCCCCTTTTCTTTTTGAAATAGACTTCAAATATTGTTTATAAGTCTAAAAATATGCTATAGATATCGATAAGGCATGCTTCTCACTCTTGAACAGAAAATTTTGATCGAATTGCTTAAGCAGGAGCCTTTGCAAAATAATCAAATTGCTAGACGTGTCGGCATTACGCAGGAGCATTGCTGTAGGATAGTAAAGTTTCTAGCTGAAGAAGGCTTGTTGATGAGCGAGTTTCACGCGCCTAGACGACTGAGCAGGCTTTCAACTGCTGGACGCCGAATAGCTGAATACATTTCTGAAGCCGAAAAGATAGCAACCAATCTCAAACCTTCCTTTTAATGGTGATTGTACCAGAAGGCTGGTGATATCCCTTGCAAACACCGCTTTTTTTCTGTTATCTTCCATGTTCCTTTTTCCATAAGTAGTAACTCTTGATTTCGTTTTTTAATGGGTGTTGCGTCTTGTTGCAAATCTCTTCCCATGTGATATAGGGATAATTATGGCTTCGTTGCTCTGAAAGCCCAACAGCTAAGACTATTAATCTGTCCGCTTTGTGGAATATTCGATTCCCATATTTTTGTTGATATTCCCCTCTGAGTTGTAGTTGATTCTTGTCCTTTTCTTTCCCTTGTTCTTCAGCTACCTTTGCCGTCCACTTAGATTCACCGAATAAGACAACTTTGTCGCTGACAATTTGGAAGTCTAGCTCAGGTCCGCCAGAAACAAGTGTGTCTGGATGTGCTATTCGAGTCCAAAGCTGAATTGAACAATCATTAACCTGCAGTTTCTCATTAATCGTATCTAGAAGCGAGTTGACGAACTGAACTTGAGATTCTTTAGTGAAGTAGTGCAAAGTTCCAAATACCGACCATGTAATTGCATCCTCGCTTCTCAGTGATTGCAGATCGCAGTAGAACCCGAGCTTTTTAGACAGCTCAGAAAGCGCGGGGGCATCAAAGTCTTTGCTATGCTCACTCTTATACAGTTTCTTGACAATATCGGGATGAGGCCAAATTGAATGATGGGGGATGATAACGTTATCTTCGTAGTCACATACACTTATTTTGCCCCCTTTGCTTGTTGCTATTCGAATTTCTCTACTATCCCAATCCTTCATGGTCGCAACCATAATCATCCCTCAAGGTGGACCATGCACGCATAATGCTTACAATAGTTTCTTACTCCACATTTTTTGCACTTTGGTTTCCTTTCCAAACATATTCCATCCTCCAACCCAAAGTAATCATCTTTTCCCATCTGACCATATTTTACAAAAATGATGTCCACATATCTTATTGGATAACCAGTTACTAATGCAATTTCCCTACCTACATCAATGGTATGTGCTATGTCATCTTCTCCACTAATTAACCCAAGTCTTGAAAAAATTCTACAAATGACTCTGTCAGGTTTAAGAACGTTAACGCCCAAATCTGTTAGAAAGTGATTAACTGTCCTCTTGCCGAGATATTGAAATCTACTTTCCAAATCTACTCGTAACTTGTTGATGGTTTTCTCATCGGTAAGCTCGCCGAATGACTCGAGATATTTTGTAAATGAACTATACCTGGTTACAATATTGTAGAATTCTTTAGCATTCGTTATACAGGCTTCAATTTTGCGTTTATAATGGATTGAATCAGGGTCTTTTAGAATTTGGTTTACCTCTTTTTGAGAGTATTCCTTCACTTTCGTGAAATCATACAGGTACTTTTTTAAAGTAGGTAGTCTTTGAGAAACAGTAGATGCACGCATTCCAGAATAAAAGACAACATAAACCATCGTCCAAAAAATGTCTTCATCCGACATATTCTTATAACTAACATTCTTGAAATCTCCAAAACGAGAGTTAAACAACTCTCTTGAAAGACCGCTTTCTTTACGCAGGGTATCTTCTATTTGAGTGAATATCTCTCTATATTTTTGCATTGTTGGGCCTATCAACAATTACAGATAATGTATTAAATAAATTTATGAGTTACCCTTCTAAACGGAAATAAAGGTTCAAGAACGGAGCCGGGTGTGGGATTTGAACCCACAAACTAGACGGGGCCTACTCTCGTCCGAAAGTGAATGCTGGTATTTTTCTTGGTTCTCTTGCCCCATAGACGCTAAGCGCTAATGCCCACAGTATATCGTCATGAGCGTTTTCGGGGTGGCTGAACTGTAAATGTCCGCTTTTGCTGTAGCTGTACTGTTGCTCGTTGATTTGCTCGCACAGCTGCCTATGGTAGGGTATTGCCAAACGATTCTGTTCCATAACAATTTTCAGGCTTGAAAGTAACTCTTCCTTGGTTTGAACCGTGAATTTTATTCCTTCCACGTTTTTTACGCCTTGGTTGCATATCTCCTCGGTTACGGGTTCGCCTACGCCTGTTTGGTCCACAAGCATTTTTCTGAACGCAAATTTCTGGTTAGCCCTTACAAGATGTCCAATGACTTTGCTGTATGGAGTTTCAAGCGGAAACTGATACATGTAAACAAGTTTAACAATGTCAGTATCACGTTTCAAAACCGTAAGTACAGAATAGTCGGCGAGTTTGCCAAAATCCACTCCAGCATAGTAATCGCCGCTTAAGAAGGCTGTTTCAAGGCTTGTGTATAGTTCGCTACCTAGTTTTTGGGCGAGTTCAACACATCTGCGGATCAACTCCTGCGGAAAATAACTGTTTAAGGCTTCAACAAACTCGGCTTCATACTCCATCAAGTAGGCTTCACGCGTCATGTTCTGACGCATCTCTTCCAAAAACTCAGCAGTCACAAGCGGACATTCTTGAGACTTCACCTTATGCACACTATAGTTTGGGTTAACAAAGGCTCTGTAGAAGAAGTGGTTTTTGTCCCATGGAGTGCTCAAGAAAATTGCATAACCTTGTGTCGTAGTCAGCATTGGAAAAAGAATCTGCGTAATAACTTCTTCAGGTATCCACGAGGCTTCATCCAAAATCACCATAGTTGCAGTATAGCCACGCAAAAGGTTCTCACTACATGGTAAGGCGATTATTCGGCTTCCATTCTCAAAGTGAATAAGCGTTCTAGTAGCCCTAACTACCTTGTTTCTTAAGAAAGCTGAGGAATAAACGAAGGCTGCTATACGGTCAAACATTATCATGCTCTGCCTCAGGCTAGGAGCCGTGATCAACACAGTCACATTTGGGTTAGTGTCTGCAAAATGAATGGCCTTCATAGCTATAGTCGTGGTTTTGCCCGTTTGCCTTCCCATGCATGCAACGATGCGTTTGCTACTGTCCTTAAGTAGTTTGGCTTGATAGGGAAAAGGCTTCATGCCTAAAACTTTTTCAGCAAAATCTACAGGTCCTTCTATTTCGACTTCTTCTTGGCGGAGTACATCTCTTGCTTCCTCTTCAATATTATCAAACCGCTGCCTTACTTCTCTGCTCTTTAATCTCCGCCAGAAGATTCTCAAGGCTTTCCACACGGGCTTCCAAATCCTCCAGTTTTTCATATTCACGGAAAAGCTCACGATACTTCCAAGCAGCCTGGAAAATTATGCGAAAACGCTCCAGATCCGCCTTATCATACTCTTTCAAGTCGCAGATTTTGTTGAAAGCATCAACATAACGGGCAACAATAGTTTCTAAACCTACAATTTCAGCCTCTCTGATTTGAGTACCAAACGATTTTTTCCTTTGGTTCTCAAAAGTAAGCCTCGAAACTGCATTTTCAATTGCTCTATGCGTTCTATCTGGAAACTTGCCAGAATCTATTATCTGCTCAACGAATTTGCCTTCCTTAACCATTTGCAGCAGAAGCTGAACTTCCGCATCTGTCCATCGTTTGCCTTTCGCCATTTCACTACGCCTTCTGCGTCAAGAATATGCCCGTAATGTTGCCCACCAGACCAGCAATGACTGTAAAGATTTCAGCGTTCCATGTGCCCAAAACAATCAAGTGGACGGCTTCAAGCCCGCTTAAGCATGCAACCATACCTAGGCTGAAATACACGGCATAAAGCAACCGTTGGCTTGGTGGAACCTCAACTTCCTGTCGCCCTTTCCTAGCACGAACAGTTTTCGTCAAAGCCTCTCGAATCGGATTTTTCACTCTCTCTATCTCTCCAGACCGTACCTATCTACCTACCTCTTCCGAACCCCAAAATTCATTCCCGAAAAAGGCTATTCTTCGCATCAGCCGCCTTGCTCTACCGTGGATAAACGCTTGCTGGCAGACTTGCACACTCTCTACAGTCATAGCCTTGGGCTTGATAACCGTGATGCTTTCAACCGTGCCCAGAGGGATGACTGTGCAGTCAATTTGCCCATACTGCTCGCAATAAAGCCATTGACTCGCTACTAGAACCACATGTTTGGCGATTTTTCCGAAGGTTCCGATGTATATGCCCCAGCTTGAAACTGGCAAATCAATTTCAGCGCCAGATGCTCCACCTTCACGCAACTGCTCAACAGTCTCTAGTTTACCTCGAGAAGCATCAAGCCACAACACGTTGATCAAGTCGCCTAACTGCAAGTCTTTGAGTTGCTTAAGCACCTTCTGACTCAAATCATACACAACCCTAAAGAATAAGCAGAAATCGAGGTTTTTAAGAAAATCTGAACATTCTCTTCAATTAATCTCCATTTTAATTAATCTCCAAGTTCAGATTTGTTTTTTAGCCTCATTTTCGCCTTATTTCTCTGGATAATCATGGTTGCCGTTACTGCAGACCAAATTCGTAAACGCTTAGGGTTGACTGTAGCAGACATCAGTGATGAGGATGTCCTAGCCTTCAGAGACGAGGTTACAGCCTTTTTAGGTGAGGAGATTGGCAAAACACTTGACGCTGAAAACTGCACAGAAGCGGAAGCAAACGCTATCCGCAATCTAGCGGCAATCTATTGTTATTGTAAGGTTACTGGCGGGTCTGCAGTAGGTTTAGATTTTTCAGTTGGAGACCTGCGTGTTTCTCCAAACGCTGGAAAACAGCTTGAGTTTTTGCTGGGGCATGTTGAGAGCTTCATAGCTAACAAGAAACGGTTTGGTGTAACCTTGCTGGAGGGACCCTAAACAATGGGCACAGTTCCTGAAGCCTACTACCAGTTCATTATGGATTATGCGCCTTACGTTTACGTTATTCCAGGCTCAGGACCAGACCTAACATGGGGAAGAGCCGTGTTCGCAGCAGCTTTCGCTATAGACTTTCTATATCAAGCCTACTCTGATCCACAATTCGCTACCAAGACAACGGACATCTATAACAAGATTGTTAGCCTTGCAGACTGGATTCTCACGCAACAGTGCACAAATAATGTCAAGAAGGCTTATGGCGGATTCAAATCCAACGAGACCAGCAACTACTACTACAGTGTTGATGCATGTCGTGTCATTCCGTCTCTCTTTAAAGCTTACGAGCTAACAAGTGACACAGACTATTTGGACGCTGCCAAACTTGCAGGGACAACGTTCCTTAAAACCATGCAAGACAAGCAGACTCATGGCGGATTCGCAAGAGCAGTCACAATCGATGACGCTTGGCTTCTGCAAATGGACGTCGAATGCCTCTACGGTCTTATTGGCTTGAAAATGCTCGCTGAAAAATATGATGTTGCAAATGCAAGCCTATATGAATCTATGATGTCTAAGGCTGTGGCTTTTCTACGGGAAGGTTTTGAAAACCTCTGGCTACATTATGACCCTTCGGATTCCAGTTGGCATCGTGTTGGCTTAACTGAAAACGAGATTTATGATGACCCATTCGCCTATGCTCTACTCGGGCTATACGATTATGAAGGCTGGAGCCTAACAGCGGAGAAGGTCTACAACTTCATCAACACGATTAGAGCAAGCGCTCAATATCCAGCCTACAATCCAGTCATTTGTTGGGCAGGTTACATCGATGTTGTCAGCCGTTTTCCAGCATGCGACTACTATGATGCTGTCACAAGTGGTATCATATGGAAAATACGCAAAAACCACGATAAATCAAGCCTTCAATTCAGCATGAAAATCATTGACAAACATCAGGACGAGTTCATGTTTTGGGGCGTCAAACACATTAACTACAGTTATGTAGAAAACAAGAAGGCTACTGCAACGGTCTGTTGGCTGTCACTTCTCTATCTAAACTATGAGGACCCGTTAACTCGCTTCGCACAAATTCTGAAGTCTAAAGGCGAAAACATAATCCTATATCCAGTGCGAGAAGCAGCTGACCAAGTTTCATATGGCGAAGGCATAGATATCCAAGCCATTGTTTCTCCAGCAAGAATTGAAGAAGTTCTCATAGAACCTGGCTACATAATCAACGACTACATCACCGTCCACGTTTTCGCTCCCATAAGACATCATGACAAGATACGGCGTAAAGGAGTCGACTACGAGATTCTGGGTATCCAAGAATTCGACTTTCAAGGCGAAACAGCCTATCGTAAAGCTTTCTGCAGGAGGCTTTTAGGTGCCTGAAGTTGAGAAACCAGTTCTCACGCTCATTCGATTGCTCAAGCGGTATCTGTGGATTGTAAAGGATGACGGCTCACTAGCCAGCATACAGGTCAGCCAAGAATGGTATGACCGTGAGCTTTTCAAAAACTATGACGGACAAATAAGCGTTGGATTAGACAGAAGCGAAGACCAGAAACTCAGCCTTACTGGAAATCTTAGGCGCCGAACATGCTTTTTTCGCATTAACGTTTGGGTCATAGATAAGCCAGATCTAGGCATTGTTGGAAGAACTCTACGAGATAGAATTTGTGCAGATGTGAATCGGGTTATTCGAGAGAAACGTAGCAAACCCAACCAGGTAGACTACTACTTTGGCGGAGTCGGACGATCAACAGGAACACATAAAGCCTATCATGCAGCCTCAGCAACCGAACTCTCACCAATTGATTCTGGCTGGACGGAGCTAACAGACCTTGAATATCAAAAAATCTGGTACAGCGATGACAACCGCTTCAACGAGTCAACCTCAGAAAACAGAAAATACGCTCTCATGCTTTTCAGATTTAAAGTCGATGCAAACGAGAATGTTGTTAAACAGATTGTCTTGTCGTTTGAAGGCTATGGTATTGCACCAAGCGGAAATGGCTCTTCAATTAAAGTTTGGAATCATTCTGCTGGCGAATGGCAAAATGCAGTTTCGGGCACTGGAGGAAGTGATGAGACATTAACTATTACGTTGTCTGCAAATTTGCCAAATTACATTGATGCGAATGGCTACCTGTATTTCCTTGCCAAAACAACTAATCCAAGTGATGGCGTTACACCAGCAGTTCTCTATTGTGATCATGCTCAGGTCGTGTTTACGGTTTGTGGCATAACGTATGCGGATGTTGTTAGTTTTCGTGATGCTGATGAAGTCCGTGTTAAGCCGTTCATTTGGCGAACTGAGTTTGTCATAAAGTCATGGTTGTTTGAAACTGTTCCAACTACTTAGGAGGATGAAAAAGAAAAATGAGTGTTTATGGTGCGCATGAAGCAAAAATCTTCTACGTGGAAGAATCAACATACGGCGTAACACCAACAAATCCGAGCATGCTAGGCATAGCAACAGCCGAAAACGTCGAACCCGCCTTAGACCCTAACCTAATAAAGGTTAGAGGCATCGGTTCAAGGGACCTTCGAGTAATCCACAAAGGCTTGAGACAAGTCGGGCTGAAGGTTGCATACGCTCTGCCAAGCGACTCTCCAATAAACTTTCTACAGCATGTACAGACTCTGAAATCGCTCAGTGTTGAAGTATTCTATGAGAAACCAAGCGGCATCATAGATTTGCTTCACAAAGGTTGCAGAATGGACAAGTTAACGGTGGAGTGCTCAATTGAAAACGTTGTCAAGGCTATGGCTGAGTTAATTGGTCAAGACTTAGCTGTAGGGACCTCAAAAATAAGTGGAGCCACATATGCCGATTACAGTGGTGCAGTGCCCTTTCACGAAAGTTTTGTGCAACGGGGAGCAGGAGATGGCTCTGGCTTAGCTGCTATTGAAAGGGTTACTGACTGGAAATTCACGATTGAAAACAACTTCAAAAGAGTGCCCGTTATCAGAAGCACAAGCGGATACCTACTGAAATATCTGCAAGAGCGCCACCGAGTCCTCTCAGGCGAGTTGACTTTCGAGTTTGAGAGCAAGCAGGAATACGACGACATAGTCAATGACAGCGAATTCAGCCTCAAATTCGGCTTAGGCGGAAGCAACAGTGCCTTATTCAAGTATTGCAAGTGGGAAAGAGCAGGTACACCGACAAAGATTGAGGACCTAGTTTCTCTGAAGGCGCCATTTGTCGCCAGAGATATCTGGATCAGCTGAGGTGCTAGACATGTCTGCAGAAGTGAAGCCTTTGAAAAATTTTGGTCGTACGGCTCATCTAAAGAAGAAATGGAGCCAGTTGTGGGCTCAGATAGGCGATAGAATACAGCGCCTGCCTGAAAGGGAGCAGACCATCTTGCTTGAGGATTTTCTCACAGCTATTGAAAGCCGTATTTTAGTTATGGAGAGAGTTACAAATGCGAACAGAAACGGTTGAGATAGATGAAAGATTTGGCAAGGAATACGTAGGCAAATACGTTTTCCAAGAAATAAGCTGGGCTAAACGTAGCCGTATAATTCAGAAGCACACAAAATATCATCCCATAACTGGGCAAGTAGTCTGTAGCGATTATGTTGCCATTCAAGCGGAACAAATTTGGGCAAGCTTGAAAGACCAACCAGCGAACAAGCCTATCTCATTGGAAAAATTGCTTAGCGAAGAAAATGGTATCCCTATAGAGTTGGGCGAATTACTCAGCAAGGTTGCGAATCGGCTCTGTAGTGTCACAACTGAAGATACTCGTTTTTTATCAGAGCAATCCGACGTCGAAAACCAAGCTCGAAACTCATCGAGTTCCGACTCTGCAAAGAGTTCGGGTGGACACCAAAACAGCTTGCAAGCCAACCATCCAAAACCATTGAAGAATTCATCGTGATTTTGAATGAGGTAGACCGCCAAACTGAGGAGGAAATGGAGAAGGCGAAGAGGGAGGCAAAACATGTCCGTTGAATTGGAAATTCATGTCGAAGGCTTGGATGACTTACGCCGAAAGATAGAGACATTGAACTCTGCTATGAAAAGCCAAGTGCATGATACACTTGTTGAGCAAGGGGAAGTGCTGAGAAATACGGCTCAATCCTTTGCCCCACGAAGAACAGGCTATCTTGAATCAACTATCTACGCTAAAGTGGAAGAATGGATCTTGAAAGTTGGCGCCACTGCTCCCTATGCTGCCTTCGTAGAGTTTGGAACTCGCTTCATCCAGCCCAGACGCTTCTTAGCTAGAGCACTTGAATATTGTATGCCGGATCTTGTGCGTCGCATGCGTGAGGCTATTGATCAAGCCATTAGGGAGGCTAAAGAGTGAGTTTCCATGAAATTGCAATAGATGTCATAGCAAGAGATAGTGCAAGCGCTGAATTTGAGAAAATCTCAACCAGTAGTCGCAAAATGAGTTCAGAGATTAGGAGCGTCGGTCGTGAATTTGCTTCTTTTGGCGCCTCAGCTTTCGCAATCGCCAGAGTAGGTGAGCAATTCGGAATCTTATCTAAACAGCAAGCCGACGCTATTGCTAGCTTTGGAAGCATTCTTGCGTTAGCTGGTACTATGATCAGAACTTTTAGTTACTTGGCCAGTGCTCAAACGATTTCAACCATCAAAACTGCGATTGACACGGCGGTTCAGTGGGCACATAACGCAAGTCTTGCTGCAAAAATCGTTCTATTAACAATGGGAGTAGGCGCAATCATAGTTGCAGCTGCAGCTATGGCAGCGCTTAGTATGTCGACTATGGCTGCTACATCATCTATGCGTGAGTTTAACGCTACTGCAGCAGAAACGCCTGGAAGTACGCGTGGTATAAGCCGTGCGGGGGAAGAAGAATCTGCTTTGCTTAGACGAGGGGTCACTGATTAATGAGCGTTGCCATCCCAAAAGCCTCTGCAGTTTTCGGTTCTGTTACGCCTCCGCAAAGTGACATAATAGATCTGCGTGTTCACTTAGGCTGCACTGCTGAAATCTCTAGCTTTGAATGTTTACTTCAGAACTTTGATAAGAAGTATAGTCCAGGCGGCACTTATCCGATTAATGTTGGTAGTGACGCTACGATTAGTCTCGGTAGAGACCCTAATTGTCCTTTAGTTTTGACTGGGAAGGTTGAGGAAATTGAACCTCTATCCGACGCACTTGAGCATTACATTCGGGTTAGGGGTCGCTGTAACGGAGAGCAACTGTTTAGGCGCTTAGTTACCAAGTCATGGGACAACGTGAAAGGTGAAGTCGTCATCAAATATGTCATTGACAACTACACTTCTCTCAGCCATGTCCGAGATAGCGTAGAATTGGTTGAAGACACTGATACCATATACACTCACCTGGAATATGATGATACGCCTGTTTTTGATATTATAAAGTATATTGCAGAAACCGCAGACCTTGCAGGTGCAATAGGATACGATTTCAGAATTGCTCCAGATGGCAAATTCGAATTCTTCCCAAAAAATTCTAAGACATCATCAGTCGACCTTTCGGAACGGCTGGAAGTTAGCGAATATAAAAAAGACATTTTTCGTGTAAGAAATAAAATTACAGTTTACGGTGCCAGAGGACGCAATGAGCCCGCAGATAAAGATGCATATACCGAAGAATCATTGGATGGCTGGGCGTTTGGTCCAGGAGAAGGTTCTCTTTCAGGATCAAATCCAAAAGTTGGATTAAAATACATTCATGTAACAAGCGAAATAGATCTCAACTATACAAGCGTTGCCCGTCTCACTCTACCTTCCAGCATTTCAGGTCTAGGAAATAAAGGCTTTCAGACGCTCAATTTTTACATAAGGTTTAATGGCGCAGACTCAAATTTAGGAGGCTACATACAAGCCTATGCACCGGGTCTTGGCGGATTTTTCAGAATTGCAGATGAAGATATGGTAATCGGTTCAACATGGAAGTTCAATCAAATTAAACTGGGACGAAGTCAGGAAAAAAGCGATGATAATCCAGCAGGCAAATGGCTGAAATTTGGTAATGCAGACTGGTCAGACATCACTAAAATAGAATTCTACTTCTTCATGTCACTAACATATTTCACAATGGATATTGACGGCATATATTTTGGCGACGGACGTTTTAGAGCCACAGTCACGGGATCAGGTGATTTACGAGAAAAAACTGAAGTAGACGAAGAACTTTTCAGCGATGCCGAATGTGAATATAGAGCAAAAGCGTTGCTCGATTTTCTTAAAGACCCGATTGAAACTTTGAAAGTGCGTAGCGAAGTTGTGGATTATGGCACTACGCCAATTCTTGCAGCTGACAAAATTCACGTTACAGTTCCAAATGAGAACATTGACGGCGACTATCGGCTAATTTCAGTTGAGTACAAAGCAAGCGGCAGAGATCAAACTTTAGAAGTTGAATTGGAACTGGCTAAAGAACCACAACTTCTGGCAGATTTCATTTACGGCTTCAGGAAGTCAATTCTAAAACTTGACAAGTATAAGGCAAGCGCGTCAGGTGGAGTCTCTGGCAGCGTCGGGGGTGGAGGCGGTGGAGGCAGCATGGTTCAACATGCTAACGAATGGCATAACCCAGACATGGCTCTGCAATCAGACTTTGCCTCACATAAAGATAGGCACAAATCTGGCGGAGCAGACGCCTTTGTTCTGGCTGATTTGCTTGACTGTGTTGCAAGAGTTAAAGTGCGTAAGAATAGTGGCTCTGACATTGGTGCTCGCAGACGAATCAACATTATTGAAGGCTCAAACATCGCGTTGACAATTGCAGACGATCCGACTGACGAAGAAATAGACATGACATTAAAATCTGGAGTATTTGCCGTCTTAACTCCGTTAGGTGCCGTTTTACCTTCTTCAGGTGCGCCTGCCCAGACTAAAGGTGTAGGCACAAATTTCGTTTACTACATTCTTGATTTTGATGCTGCAGTTGATGAAGTCTGCTATTTTCAGTTCAAGTTGCCTCCAAATTATGTGGTGGGCTCAAGCATAGTTATTGTCATTCAATGGATCAGCGCCGTGACCACTGGCGCAGTCGTTTGGGCAGCACAGTTCTTGGGTAGAGCAAATGGCGAAGCGTATGACTCTGCCTTAGGTTCTGTACAATCTGTAACGACAAATGCACCAGCAACGACTGGGCAGATAGCGACAAGTGAAATCACGTTTACCACTCCAGACTTGCAAGCCAATGATGTTGTCATAATCAAAATTTACCGCGACGCAGACAATGCGAGCGACACGATGGCTGCTGATGCAAGAATGGTTATGGCGGGGGTGAAATTATGATCAAGATAGAATTAGAGACAGGGAAAAATGTCGAACTCGACAACTTCTATGTTTCAGGCTCCTACAGCGTTGGGTTTTCTCTAAAGTTCGTGGAACTCGACATAACAACAATCTATTGCTTGGACGTTAGCGACTTTGCAGACTGGAAAGATGCTTACCCAATGAAGTCTGTCAAAGACTATGTGAAAATGAAACTTCTATCGCTTTACGACGCTTACCGCCTGGCTTTTGAGGCAAGAAAACAAATGGAGAAAATGTAGTTGCCCACTGAAACTCGTTATATGCGCAGTGATACGCATACCATCAACGGTTTAAGTGCGAAAAAGCTACTTACATCAAACACTACGAGCTTTTCTAGCGTTTCAATTAACGCTTACGACGGAGACGTCTATGTCACACAATATATAGGCATAAAGATTTGGAAGCGAGATGAAAACGGCAACGAAACACCCATTGCATCTTTGGTGGTTGCTATCGCAAACAGCGATGTTACAGCACTGGTCAGCGCCACATGGTACAATTCGTCCCAACAAAGTTTAGGCTACTACGACGCTGTCGTTGTCAGAGTTTACGCGAATGACTACTCTCCACCAACAACTTTGAAAGCAACATTCATAACTGAGCAGTTAGGAGCACAAAGTCTTGATGTTGCAACGTGGACAGTTCGCTATCACATCTACAGAAGAATGTTTCCTGTGGATACTGACGCGGTCACTGAATATCAATTTCGCTTCGGAAGTTCTGGATACAACAGCAGAATAGAGAATTTTACGTGGACGGTTGGAACTCCTCCTCAACCATCTCAGAGTAAACAACACAGTGGAACGCTAATGGGAGTTGGAATTTTCTGAAGGAAGTTAAGGGTCCTCAACATGCAAAAACGTGAATTCTTTAAGATAACAAAATTCGCAAGAAAATATGACCGCACTACTGGAAAGTTCGTAATCAACATAGCCTACAAGACTAAGACCGACATCACGGACAGAACTATTGCTGTTCATGAAGCGTTTGGGCTTGGTGTAGATGATTATCAGAGGCATGTAGTTTATGACAATGTAGAATTGAAGATAGGTCCAGAGGACATTGTGTATATCACGGGTGAGTCAGGGTCTGGAAAATCTGTTTTGCTACGGGCTTTAGAGAAGGATTTAGGCTCACAAGCCATCAACATAGATGACGTCAAACTTGAAAGGAATAAGCCGTTAATTGACTGTGTTGGCAAAACTGTTGAGGAAGGCTTAGAACTGCTGAGCAGAGTAGGTTTAAACGATGCATTCCTCTTTGTTAGGCGGTATAGTCAATTAAGCGATGGGCAGAAGTATCGTTTCAGAATCGCCAAACTAATCGAGTCAGGCAAACAGTTCTGGGTTATGGACGAATTCTGCGCAACATTAGACAGAGACACAGCCAAAATCGTAGCCTACAACCTTCAAAAACTAGCAAGACAAGAAGGAAAGGCAGTTCTAGCAGCCACAACACACACCGACTTATTTGAAGACTTAAAGCCTTCGGTTCACGTTCACAAGCGATTTGGGAAAGAAATTGAAGTGTGCTACTTTCCGAATGATCCAGCCAAGGAAAGTAGTCTAACCAAGGAAATTCGTATAGAAGAAGGCACAAGATCTGACTATGGGTTACTGGCGGGTTTTCATTACCGTAGTCACCAGATTGGGATTGTGCGCAAGATTTTTCGTGCGGTTCGTAGCAATGAGGTTGCAGGCGTCATAGTTTATTGTTATCCTGGAATGGCCGTCGCTGGGCGTCTCAAAGTTCTGCCTAAGATGAGTGTGCAAGACTTGAACCAAAAGCTGAGTGTTATTATGCGAGTTGTTGTTCATCCCAAATATCGTACTGTAGGTTTGGGTCAACGACTTGTACGAGAAACCTTGCGGCTTGTGGGCACGCCTTATGTTGAAACAATAGCGGTTATGGCCAAATATAATCCGTTTTTCCAGCGTGCAGGAATGCAGAAGGTTATGGAGCAGCTTCCGCCTAAGCATGCTTTAGCCATTCGAGATGTGCTTTCAAATCTGGGCTTCAACATAGTCTTGTTAGGTAGCCAAAAATACGTTCTCAACAAGCTTCGTGGCTTATCGGATGAACAAGTTTTGGAGATGCGTCATGCGTTCATGAAGAATGTGCATGTGCGCTTTTTGAAAGAATTTTTCTATCATGAACCGTATGGAAAACGGGAATTATATAGGCAGAGAGTAGAGACTGCAACGTTAGAGAAACTTGCGAAACTTATCCATGTCACAGCTTTGCTATTGCAAACAAAAGTTTACCTATTTTGGAAAAGAAAATGAGAGAGAAGGAGAAGGCTCGGATTTATCTCACTTCTCTAAGCTCCCTTCGTTACGAGTAGTCCCTCAGGCGTCTGTCGCAGTATGACTTTGTCGCCCTTCTGAAAACCCAGTGTTGCCAAAACTTCTTTACTAAGATAGAGGAAGCCATACTTGTTGATTGATGTCTCTGTTGGAAGTGTTTGCTTGTTTTCCTTTGTCATGCGTTCACCTCCTCAGTCGTCAAGAAACCTCTACGCTGACGCTCTATTAAAAATCTATTAAAAACATGGTTGTAATGCCAAAATACCATATTTTTAGGCGATTCCAGCCTAAACAACCAACAACTGAGGGATAAAGTCAGAAGTCAGTCTTCTTAAGCGGGAACCAAGAACATCCTTGATAACCATAAAACCATCGTTAAGCCCATCATACTGAAGTTTTCCACATTTCTTACATTTAGAAACCAGTTCAGAAAAGGCAAAATTGAAAGGTATGTAGAGTTAAATACAAGAGGATAAAACGAATATATTACAGATGATATAAGATGTCGTTCAAAATTAGCATCTGGGCAGCAACAGTTCCAGCAATATGCATTGTGCTTGGCTTTGTCCTACTTGTAATGGGAAGCAGCAACAACGATACCTCAATGAGAAATTCTGGTTGGACATTCGTGGTTCTGGGTGTTGCGTTGCAGATTTTCTACCTTTTAACCCGAAGAAGAAGCTAGTGTTTGGCTTATGAAAAATAAACTATCTACACCAAGAGAAATATTTATTGCAATCATTATAAACTTACTCTCCAATGGTATTTTTCTTTTGTTTCAATCCTTTGGTTCTCAACCTCTAGAGCTACAAGTTCCGATGTGGATTTTTGTATTGTTCGTGGGAGTTACTCTCACGATAACTTACTTTCTAATACTGCGCATAAAGGTAGACCCTTTTTTGGAATTAATAGATGATTTGGAAATCTGTATTGAAGATTTCAAGAGGTTTTTTAATCATCCCAATTGGGCCATAATGCCTAATCCCTTTTCGAGTGAACCAGAATTCTGGAAATATTATGAGAACAGTTTTTCCTTTGTTCTCAAATCATGGTATTTGAATCTTGAACGGAGATTCAAAAAGCAAAGAAAAGATGTGGACGATGATTTGTTAATTGAATATTCAACAGAATTCTGTGAAATTGTTAATCAATACTTGACGTTCTCAAAAGTCTTCCAAAAGTTGACAGAGAAGCACCCTATCTCAGAAAACATTCGTTTGCAATATAACACAAGTTTTGTAAACGAATTCAACACTATCTTTAGACTTAACCTAATTAATTATCTTAAGAAACTTGAGAGAATAACTAGTAAAAGGATAGAAAAAAGTGATATCAAACCCGCAACGCCATTGGACTAGTGTTTTCCCAGAACCTTCAAAGTCTTCATGCTAAGACCGCACTCGAGGTTGAGTTTGCTATAGTCTTTTCTTGGTTTTCATTGTGTGTATGTCTATTAGGGCTCCTGTTGCGATTGCGTTTATGCCTGATGAGAAGGCTACCAAGACTAGAAGCGTGTCGTGTATGTTTTGTGTCCAGCCCTGCCAGCTAACCATACAGTAGATTGTAAAGCCGATTATAACTATCCCAAAAGCCCATAACAATGTCGCAATAATGCTTGGTCTCGTATACTCCATTTTGTTCTCCTCTTCACTATATTTTCATCTCATCTATGGTTAAGACTTAAGTTTTACTTTTACTCAGCTCTCTCCAGTTTTTTTATTTTCTTTCGAGCAATGGTTTCTTAAGCAGCAAATTAACCAGATTGAATTTTTACGGAGGTGACTCTAAGCATGAGTTATGAGAAAGGAGTAGAAGATGCGTTTAGGCTCGTCTTACATGAGGGCAGAAAAGCATCAAGCACACAAGAACTGGCAAAAAGAGTAGAATACATTCAGGGCTTAGTTAAGCAAGGACGATGGGACAAGATACAAGAGATGCTGAAAGCCATCTAG